GTAACAATAAATAATTTTGAATATGTAATATATTGCAATTAATTTGTATATTTGTACTAAAAAAGAATTGAAATAGTATGGCATTTGAAAAAGGACAACAAAAATTAGGTGGTCGTGCTTTAGGTACGCCAAACAAAAATACTGCAACTGCTAAGGAGTCAATTCAAAGAGTATTTGAGTTACTTCAAGCGAGTGATATACATAATTTAGAAGCTTGGGCAAAAGAGAATCCTGAATCATTTTATACAAAGATTTGGATTAAACTTGTACCTACTGCAGTTGATTTAAAAGCAGAAGTTGAAACTATTACACAAATATTCAAAATAGGAGATACAGAAATTGAACTCTAAACAAATAGTATTTGAACCATTTCCAAAACAAATAGAGTTCTTAGAAGCTATTTTTAGCAATAAATATAACTTTATCATGTATGGTGGTGCTATTCGTGGAGGTAAAACTTTTGCTGGTATTGGTGCTTTATTACTTTTATGTAAAATGTATCCTAATTCTAAATGGTGTATAGTTCGTGATACTTTACAAACACTTAAAAGAACTACAATACCATCTTTTAATAAGGTTTGCCCTCAATCATTCATTAAGTCTTATAACCAAGACACGCAAACTGTTCATTTAACAAATGGTAGTCAAATCATATTCATGGGAGAAAACTTTGCAGATGATAAAGAACTAAACAGATTTAAAGGATTAGAAGTAAACGGTTTTTTATTAGAAGAAATTAATGAGTTGCAACAAAAAACATTCTATAAATGTATTGAACGTGCTGGTTCTCAGATTATTGACAAACAACCAAAACCAATCATATTAGCAACCTGTAATCCATCTAATAATTGGGTTAAAGAACTAATATACAATAAGTGGAAATTAAACGATTTACCTGACAATTGGTTATATATTCCATCAAAGATAACCGATAACCCATTTGTTCCTGAAAGTTACTTAGAATCGCTTAAAACGTTAACTACATACGAATATCAAGTGTTTGTTGAAGGTAATTGGGAACTACAAGAACGAACTGGTTCAGAGTTCTATAAATGTTTTAATTTAGATAAACACGTTAAACGTATAGAATACAATCCTGAGTTACCTTTACATATTAGTTGGGATGAGAATGTTAATCCTTATTTACCTTGTGGCATATTTCAAATACAAGGTACTGAAATACGAATGATTGACGAGATATTAGGTATTAATCCACGCAATACAGTACATGATGTATGTAATGAGTTTAAATATAGGTATCATGACCACAATGCTGGTTTATTCATTTATGGTGATGCAACTTCTCAAAAAGAAGATGTTAAGCAACAAAAAGGATATAATTTCTTTAGATTAATTGAAAACGAATTAATGCAATACCAACCAACTTTAAGAGTAGCACGTTCTAATCCATCAGTTGTTATGAGAGCTAACTTTATTAACAAAATATTAGATAAAAACCTATACGACCTTAATTTACTTATTTCAGATAATTGTAAAACAGCAATTTCAGACTTTACTAATACTAAAGAAGCATCTGATGGAACTAAAGATAAAGCAAAAGAACGTGATAGCAAAACAGGTATTAGTTACCAAAAGTATGGTCACTTATCAGATTTAACTGATTACTTAATTTGTGAAGCGTTTAGTGATGAGTATTCAAGATTCCAACATGGTGATATTATTGTTGGGCGTTCAATTGGACGTAATTACATTTCTGATAAACATAAAATGTAACATTTTGTAACAAACATTATTTTTGTAACAATTTTTAATATAAATTTGTACTATGGCAAGATTATTAAGAGTTTTAGATTATGAGAGAGCTATCCAAAGTGATAACTTATCTCAAATAATTGAATCAAATTATAACCTTTTAATTGACGTTGAACAAGCAGCTCAACTTACAATGACTGGTCATTTAAAACAACGTTACCAAGTAGACAAAGTATTTTCAAATACTTACTTATTTAATGTAGCATCTACATATAAAGGAAATGATTTAGTTGAGTATACAGAGCCTGTATTTAGTGCCACTACTGTTTATATAGCAAATGAGAGAACATCGTTTAGTGGTAATATATATGAATCTATTGCAGGTTCTGTTGCTCACGCTTTTAATCCTTTAGAATGGACTAAAATTTGTGCTGATAAATTACTTTTTTATGTTACATTACCTAATCCTTCTTATAACAATTCAATAAGTTATGCAATTGGCGATGTAGTATTTTATAACGATTATACATATACTTGTTTACAACCTGTTTCTGGTATTTTACCTACCAATACAAACTATTGGTTAGTTGGAGCATCATATTCAGTTACTGGTATTTTACCTACTGATATTACTTCATGGACTTTAGGCGATAATAGAAATCAAGAAATAGTTCAATATTTAATAGATATAACTTTATATAATTTACATTGTAGAATCAATCCTAGAAACGTTCCTGAATTAAGAAAAGAACGTTATGATGGTAATATAGCAAGCCAAATTGGTGGTGCTATTGGTTGGCTAAAAAATGTTAGTGCTGGTAAAGTTTACGTTGATATTCCTGAAATATTACCCACACAAGGAAACTCAATAACATGGGGTAATGCAAATGGAAGTTCTGTAGCTTCTATTAACATGTATTAATGAATAGTAATATTGAAATAATAATGACTTTAACCGATGGTAGAGTTTTAGCATTAGACAAAGTAACAGGTAAAACATTTATTTTACAACAAACAAAAAAATGAAAATATTAGGAGTTCAAATACCATTTACACAAATTGAGAATGCTTCAAAAGCGTTATTACCTCAAAACAATACTTTAAATAGCATTGAAAAAATAACATCTCAAATTTATCGTATATCACAAGATATTGGTAAATGGCGTTTAGCTTTACAAAATGCTGAAAACGTTAATTATCCTAATCGTTATGACTTAATAAGGACATACAATGATGTTGTACTTGATGCTCACACTTCAGCCTGTATTCAACAACGTAAAAATTTAACTTTATGTCGTAATTTTTGTGTAGTAAATAAAGATGGTTCTGAAAATGAACCTTTAACTGAAATGTTAGAATCTCAATGGTTTCGTGATTTCTTAGATTATTCTTTAGATTCAATGTTTTGGGGTTATTCATTAGTTCAATTTGATTCATTAGTAAATGATAATTTTGAGGAAATTTATTTAGTTCCTAGACAATTTGTTAAACCTGAATTTAATATAGTAGTTAAACATTGGGGTGATATTGTTGGAATTAATTATAAAGAGCAACCTTATTCAGACTTTTGTATTGGAGTTGGTAAACGTCGTGATTTAGGTTTATTAAATAAAATAGCTCCTTTAGTTATTTGGAAAAAGAATGCTTTAGGTGCTTGGGCTCAATATCAAGAAATATTTGGCTCACCTATTCGTATTGGTAAAACATCTAAACGTGATAAACAAACGACTGAGAATATGGATAATATGCTTAGGAATATGGGAGTTGCTGCATGGGGGCGTTTTGACACAGATGATATTATTGAACTAATTGAATCAAGTCATTCAGACGCTTTTAACGTGTTTGATATGCTAATAGAACGTTGTAACTCAGAGATAGCAAAATTAATATTAGGGCAAACAGGAACTACTGCTGATAAAGCGTTTGTTGGTTCTGCTGAAGTTCATGAGCGTATCTTACAAAATTATGGAGAAAATGACGAGCACTTCATTGAAAATGTTTTAAATTACCAATTAATACCAATGCTTGAAAACTTAGGTATTAAATTTAACGGTGCAAAGATTGAAACAGAAGAAGATGATGAGCTTGGATTGATTGAGCGTTCGAAAATTGATTTAGAATTATTAAAATATTATAATATTCCGGCAGATTATATTGAAAAAACTTATGGAACACCTGTTGAAATGAAAACAAATATTGATACAGGAGTTGCTACAATTCAAAATAAATTAAAGGATTTTTATAACTAATGTGTTCATTTTGTGATATAGTTAATCAAGAACCTGATTTATTTGATGAACAGGAAATTGATAGAGTAATTGCTGGCATTTATGCTGGTATTATTACTTTGCGAAGTTTAGACGTTAAAACGTATTTAAAAGTAGCAGATAAATTAACAAGTGGAGTTTACAAAGGTTATGGTAAAACATTAGATACCGTTCTTTATCTTAGTGAAGATTACCAAATGCTTTATGCTTTGCGTGATAATGTATTTATTTTTAGTGGTGCTAAACAATACCAACAAGTTAGGCAAATGAGTTCATTACTAACTGATAATGGCAAAATAGTTCCATTTAATGAATTTAAAAAACAAGCTAAAACAGTATTTGACGATTATAATAAGAATTATTTAAACGCTGAATATAACAGTGCTATTGCTCAAAGTCGTACTGCTTCACAATGGCAAGATATTGAAAGAACTAAAGGTTTATTTCCTTATTTACAATATCAAACTGCTCAAGATGGTCGTGTAAGACCTGAACATGCTGCATTAAATAAAATTATTAAACGTGTAGATGACCCATTTTGGAGTAATTATATGCCACCAAATGGTTGGAATTGTAGGTGTGATGTTACTCAATTAGACGAAGGAAAGGTTACTAATACAGAAAATTTAGTTGTTGAAAATGTACCTGATGCTTTTAAATTTAATGCTGGTAAAGATAAAATTGTATTTAGTAAAGAACACCCATATTTTGATGTAGAACCAAGAGATAAAAGTTTTGCAAATAGTAACTTTGGTTTACCTATGCCTTATGAAGTTTAACGAAGCGAGAAAAATAGTTAAAGATATGCAAATGGCTGAAAAAACCATTGCTGATATGGTAGATACTATGGGCATTTACGCTATTAATCATTATAAGAAATCATTTACCGATGGTGGTTTTACTGATGTAAGTTTTAAAGCGTGGAAACAACGTAAAAGAAGTAGAGATAATGATAGTAGAGCTATTTTGGTTAAAACAGGTAATTTAAAACGTTCTTTAACGTATAGAAAAATAGGTAGATATTCAGTTAGAATAGAATCTAATGTGCCTTATGCTAAAGTACACAATGAAGGATTAAGAAGTGGTCGTGGGCGTGGTTTTACAATGCCAGAACGTAAGTTTGTAGGACATAGTGAACGCTTATCTCGTAAGATAGAATTAAAGTTAAGAAGTAACATAGAAAATATATTTAAATGAGTTTAAAAGCATTATACACCGAAATAAGAACAGAACTTGAAGCTATTAATGGCATTAAGTATGTTAGATTATGGAATAACCAATTTGAACGTGAAAATGTTAATGAACCATTTTTATATCCTTGTTGTTTTATTGAGTTTGAACCTACTGAATGTAGAGATTTACTTTGCGGAGTTCAACAATATGACTTTATTGTTTGTATTCATTTAGGATTTGAAAGTTATAAAACAGAAGATATTGATATTTTAGATATTAAACAAAATATTTATATAGTATTAAGTCGTTTTAATTCAGCAACTAAATTATTTTCATTATTTGGACGTGAATCAGATACTCAAAATTATGACCATGACAATATACAAGCATACGAAATTAGATTTTCAGTAACAGGCAAAGATTTTGATGCTGATACAAGACCAAATACATTAGCAACAGCAGATTTATTATTAACAGGAACACTAGATATATAAAAAAATGGCAAGAAGTACAGATACAATAATTGCATCAATGGATGCTGAACAAGCATTACAACCTACATTAGTTACATTAGATAGCACTTCACAAACATCTATTTATAAACTATGGAAATTTATAACTGCTACAACTATCAATTATTTTGAGCAATTATTTGATATTTATAAAACAGAAATTGAAGCAATTGTAAAAGTAGCTCCAGTTGGTTCTAACTTTTGGTTTCAAAAAAGAATATTTGATTTTCAATACTCAGCAACAATACCTCAAGTATTGCAAATAGACCCAATTACATTGTCTGTAACGTATCCAATTGTAGATACTACATTATTACTCATAACACGTTGTTCCGTTAAAACTACGCCCATTAAAAACGTTTTAATTAAGGTTGCAAAGTCAAATCCACCCGTTGCTTTATCAGCTCCTGAATTAGCATCATTAACTGGTTATATTTCAGACATTGCTTTTGCAGGTGTTAATTATCAAGTAAATTCTTTATCATCTGATAAATTATATATCAAAGCAAATATTTATTATAATGGTCAATATGCTTCAACTATTGGTGCAAACGTTATTTTAGCAATTAATACTTATTTAGCAAACATACCATTTGATGGATCTATAAATTTATTAAGATTAACAGATGCAATTCAAAATGTAATTGGAGTTACTGATATTATTTTAGTTGATGTTGCTATTCGTTCTGATGTCACTCCTTTTATAAGTAAAACATATTTAGTTTCAAGTAAAACTACAATTATATCTAATTATCCATCAATAGCAGGTTATATTGAAGAAGAAACAACCGCAGGTCAAGATTTTTTAACTACTTTAAATTTTATAGCTCAATAATATGTCAATTTATAACATCGATACAGATTATGTTAATGAACAATTAACACCACCAAAATTAAGAAAAAATAAATTCTTAGCGTGGTTAAGTGTACTTGCTAAAGAACTAAACATTTTTAATGATTTATTTTATTTATATCAAAAATCAGATATAACAAATTGGTTAGCATTTTCAATGAGTTCAACTTATTCATTAAATGATAAAGTTGTTTATACTGATAATAATATTTACATGTATAATAACACTACTCCAACTGCAGGTAATTTACCAAATGATACTACTTATTGGACATTAGTTCAAACTAATTTTATTGGAGTAGATAAAAGAATTAATGCAAATGCTCAAAAAATGATACTTGAATATACTTTAAATAGGTATTTTAGAGTTTCAATAATGAGTCCACAAATTTACATTCAAAATACAACTGTATTTTTAACTCCTTTTGTAATGGGTAATTCTGGGTCTACAAGTTCAAGCATGTCTAATATTAGTAGTTATCAAGTTAATTATTTAGGTAATGCTTATACATACTCATCAAATATTTACGATTATACAATTTATGTTCCTAGTGTTTTATTTGCATCATTAGGTACATCAACCTTAAATAGAGAAAATGCAATTCGTTCTTTTGCTGATTTATATAATTTAGCAGGAATGACTTATCAAGTAGTAACTTATTAAAAAAATAAATATATGAAAAAAATAGATGTATCGCAAATTGTAGACCCATCAATACAACAACCATTCACTGGTTTATCTTTAGCTTTTTTACAAGAAGCAAGTAAAGAAATGACTTATGCTTTATGTAGAAATATAATCAAATCTAAAGGTTATACATTCTCGCCAACAATTCCTTATAAAATATCAGCGGATAATTATGGTGGAATAACAGGTGATGGATTTATATTTTATGGCAATGAATTATATAGAAGTACTGAAGATACAATTGGATTAGATTACGCTTTAATTGATACAACTCCAGACGTTGTTGCTGATCCTGTTTTATTTACTGATTCTGTTAATAGAAATGTACATGGTAACAGATATTTAACTTATTCAATGAGTCCAATTGGAGCTTTATTTGCTATGGCAAATGTTATTGATGTAACAGGAATAACTTATAAAGTAGCAGATGAGTATGTTTTACTAACTCAATTTACAACTTCATTAACTTATTCTAATTTAACAGGTTTAACTTATACGACAACTAAAGCGGCTAAATATGAAATTGAATTAAAAGGAACTATTTATATTAATAGTACAAGTGGTGCATCTGCTGCTGGTGGTGGAGCTTTGTTTAGATTATTTAATACTACTGATTTGGCTTCATTAGATGATTCAAGAGTTACTATTAACACAATAGCAACAGGGCCAGTTGACTCAGTTATTGTTGTTAATTTTCAATGTAAAACGATATCTTTTTTAGCAAGTGGTAAAACAATAGACTCACAATTTGCAATGGAAATAGGAACAGATGATATTACTGCTCTTGATTGTAAAATGTTTGTAAAAGAATTATAATTTTAAATTATTTTTAATATACCTTTTTATTTCTACAAATTCCATGTATTTATGATTAGGTATATTATCAATGATTTGGTAATAAATTTCAATGATATTTTTAGCCACATGAGATTCAAGAGCTTCTTTATTAACACAATCATTTATGAAACCATCTTTAGCATAACCACATATTCGAGTAGTTACTTTCATAGCCATTTCTGATTTCTTTTTTAATAAATTTTCTATTGATTTCTCAGCCATAAGATCAAGTTTTTGTTACAATTACAAATATATAAATAATTTTTAAATAATTTTGTTATATCGAAAATTTTAAATACATAAAAAACGTTTCAGAAGAAGAGGGTACAATATTGCTTTATTCTCAAATAGGTGATTCAGTTGATGAGAATGGTAATTTTACCCAAGGCATCAATGGAGCATCATTTGCTTATGAAATGCAATACTTACAAGATAAATGCAAAAGTATTTCTGTTCGTATTAATTCAGTTGGTGGCTCGGTTCTTGAAGGATACAGTATTGTTAGTGCAATACTTAACTCTAAAGTTCCTTGTAATACTTACATTGATGGATTAGCAGCAAGTATTTCGGGAGTTATTGCAATGGCTGGTAAAAAGTGTTACATGATGGATTATGGCACTTTAATGTTACACAATCCAAGTGGTGGTGATGCAAAAGTATTAGATATTGTTAAAGAAGCGTTAGTTACTCTTGTTTCTAATCGTTGTGGTAAAACAATGGATGAAATTTCAACAATGATGGATAATGAAACTTGGTTATCTGCTTCTGAAGCATTATCTAATGGTTTAGTTAATGAAGTAGTTTCAAGTGGCAAGAAAATTAAAATGAATAAAACCGAAAGTCTTTATAATATGGCTTTAATATATAATAAATTAATAAACCCAAAAACAAAAACAATGATAAAAGTAACAGACTTTTTAAAGTTGAAAAACGAAGCATCTGAAGAAGAAATCGTTTCAGCTATCGAAGAAAAGGACAGTGTTTTGGTATCAAAAGATGCTGAGATACTAGAATTAAAAGAAAAGTTAAAAGCTTTCACAGACGCAGAAGAATTGGCTAAAGAAGCTGCTATTGCTGACATGAAAAACAAAGCTAATGACCTAGTAAACAAAGCATTTGAAGATAAAAAAATTAAAGAAGAAGAAAAAGAATCTTTAGTTAACTTAGCAATTTCAAACTTTGAAACTATTGAAAACATGTTGAGTAAAATCAATGTAGTTAAAAATGCAGTTACTGTATTTGATTTTAAAGTTACTAAAGAAGATGGTAGCGTTGAAAATCGTTCAGAATGGAGTTTTAACGATTGGTTAAAAAACGACAACAAAGGACTAACTGAATTACAGAATTCTAATCCAGAAGAATTTGAAAAGTTAGTAAAAAAATTAAAAGTAACAATCTAATAATATAAACAATTAAAAAACAAATAAAATGGCACTAATAAAAGAGATTTGGGTAAACCAAGTTGTTGAAACATTAAACCAAGACGCAGCGTTTTTACCTGCTTCAGTTGACCACTCGCAATATGTTGCTTTTGGAACTGTACACATCCCACAATCAGGAGCTAATCCAACTGTATTAGTTAATCCTACATCATTTCCGTTGACTATCGCCCCTCGTACCGATACAGACAGAACTTACTCAATGACACGTTACGCTTTAGAGCCTACGTTAATTGATAATTTAGATGCTATCCAAGTATCTTATGACAAAAAGAACTCAGTTATTGGACAACAAATTTCAACTTTAGTTGAGAAAGTTGGTACTCAAGTTGCTTATTCTTGGTCTGCTACAGGTGCTTTAAACATTGTTGAAACAACTGGTACTGCAGGAACTTCTTTAGCTCCAGGAGCAACAGGAACTCGTAAAGCAGTTACATTAATTGACATTGCTAACTTAGCAAAGAAAATGGACAAAGATAACGTTCCAAGAATTGGTCGTAAATTGTTAATGAACGCTGATATGTTTTGGGAGTTATTTACAATTTCTGAAGTTGTTAGAGCTTCTTACAACGGATTCCAAACAAGTACAATTGCTACTGGCGTTGTTGCTCAATTATTTGGATTTGAAATTATGATGCGTCCAACTGTATCTATTTATGCTAAAACAGCAACTGTACCAACTGCACCAGGAACTGCTACTGTAGTATCTGACCGTTTAGCTTGTATCGCTTGGCATCCAACTACTGTATCTCGTGCTTTAGGTTCTATGAATCCAATGTATGACCAGGGAGACAATGGTAATGGTAAACCTGAATATTTAGGTTCTATCTTTAACATGGAAGTTATCTTAGGTTCAGCAATTTTAAGAACAGACATGAAAGGTGTTTGTGCTTTAGTTCAAGCTTGGGTATCTTAATCAATAAATAAACTAATAAGAAAGGCTTGTAGTAAAAAAATTACAAGCCTTTTTTTTAAAAACAAATAATAAAACATGGCATCAAACGACGTTATATTTATACAAAAGCAAGGAGGTCTAGGAAGACCATTGGCTGGAGAAGATTATATTTCTGGCTTATTGTTTTATTCAGACGTATTACCTTCAGGTTTTACAGTTACGGATAGAACTAAAAGTGTTTTTTCAATACAAGATGCAGAAGCATTAGGTATATTAAACACTGCATTAGACGCTACAGCTTCTACATCAACACATACTGTAACTGACCCAGGAAATAATGGCGAAACTGTTACTTTACAAGTTCAAACAATAAATGGATTAATAACTTTATGTAGTCATACATTAACAGCAATAGAAGCAATGTCTGTAGGTTCTGCAGGTACTGCAATAGCTAATGCCATTAACGCTTTAACTTCGGTTCATGGTTTTACTGCTACTCATTTAATGGGAGCAATAACAATTACTGCACCTAAAAAAGAAGGAGTTTTCTTAAATACAGGAACTCCATATTCTTATACAGTAACTGGTTCAACTACTGATTATGCAGCAACTTTAGTTCAAAATGTAGTTCTAGGAGTTGCGTCTGATATTGATATTTTATATTATCATATTAATGAATTTTTTAGAATACAGCCAAAAGGTAAATTATTTATTGGTATTTATCCTACTTCGGATGCGACAACTTTTGCTAGTATTACTTTAATGCAAAATATCGCTTTAGGTAAAATTAGACAAATTGGAGTTTACCAAAAAACAACTGCTTTTGTTACTTCTCAAGTTACAAGTTTACAAGCTATTGTAAATGCTAATACAGTTAATCATAAACCTTTAGAAGTAATTTATCAACCATTAATACCGGTTGCAACTTCATTATCTACTTTATCTGATTTAAGAGCGTTAAATGCTTCAAATGTATCAGTTGTTTTAGGTCAAGATGGAGCTAACAATGGTTATAAACTTTGGTTAGCAAACGCTTTATCAATTGGTTGTTTAGGTACAACTTTAGGAGCAGTTGCTTTTGCAAGTGTTAATGAAGATATTGCTTGGACAGGTAAATTCAATGTATCTAATGTAGAATTTGACACTTTAGCTTTTGCAAATGGAGATTTTTATTCAGCTCAATCAGATGGTTTAATTGACAATTTAAATTCTTTAGGTTATATCATTCTTAAAAAGTTTGTAAGTTATGAAGGGTCATATTTTAATGATTCTCACACTTGTATTCCAGTAAGTAATGACTTTGCATACATTGAAAACAATAGAACTTTCAATAAAGCAATTCGTAACTTGAGAGTATTTTTATTACCTCAATTAGCAAGTCCAATTAAATTAAATTCTAATGGTACTTTAACAGAAGATGTTATTGGATTCTATGAAACATTATGTGCTCAAGCTTTGGATGTTATGCAACGTAATACTGAACTATCTGCGTATAGTATCACAATAGACCCAACTCAAAATGTTTTAAGTACATCAACATTAGTAATTAGCGTTTCAATTGTACCAATGGGAGTAGCAAGAACTATTCAAGTAAATGTAGGTTTCACTTTATCAATATAAAAAAATGAGTTATATAATTCCACCATTAATTAATGGTAAAAGTTACGAGTATGCAGACATCATTGTGAACATCTTAGGTGTTCCAATGGTAGGCATTACTTCAATAGAGTATGATAATAAGCAAAACATGGAGAATATCTATGGTGCTGGAAACAAGGTTGTATCTCGTGGTTATGGTAAATTTGAACCAACTGCTAAGATCACTTTGTTAATGGAAGAGATTGAGAATATTACCTCAGTAGCTCCATTAGGAAGCATCCAAAATATTCCTGAGTTTGATATTGTTGTTATTTATTTAGATGCAGCTTTGGTTACAAGAAAACACAAATTAAGAAATTGTCGTTTCATGAATAACCCAAGAAAATCATCTACAGGAGATACTTCAATAAGTTGCGATGTAGATTTAATTATTTCAGACGTAGAATACATTTAATTAAATATTTTTGTTATATTTGTATAAAAAAACAAATATGGAAAATTTAGAACAATTAAAAGCAAAATACGGAATAATTAGAACTTTGGTAATTCCCTTAGATGAGGACGATGAGAGTAAAACAGCAACTATTCATCTAAGGAAACCAGACAAAACAACAAGAGATATGGCGAGCAAATTGGCTCAAAAAAGCTCTGAAAGTGCTATTAAAGCAGTATTAAACAATCTTTACGTTGGTGGTGATAAACTAGCAACTATTTACGAAAGTGAAGATGCAATGGAAAGTTTAGAATATGCAGTAGTGCAATTATTGAAAGTTCAACAAACGATTATAAAAAAAAATTAAAAAAATATAAGGATTTGATAATAGCGAATGACAGTGAAAAAAACAACGCTCTCATTCGCTTTTATTTTAATGTTAATCCTAGTATATTGAATGATTCACAATGGTGTAAAGCAGTAGCACAAATAGACTTTGTTTTAGATTATAACGGTACAAGAACAAAAGTAAATGAGTAAAGATTTAAATTATACGCTATCCTTAAAGGATTTATTCTCAAAACAAATGAGAGGTGCAGTTGATTCGACTTCACGAATGGATAGTTCTATGAGTAAACTAGGAGCAGTTATTGGTGGAGCTTTTGCAGTTGGTTCTGTTGTAAGTTTTGGTAAAGCAGTTATTGAAAGTTTAAAAAATTATGAATACTTTCATGCAAGTTTAAAAACTATGCTACATGGTAATACTGATGCTGCAAATGCTTTAGAAGGTCAATTAGTTAATTTAGCTAAAACAACACCATTTGAATTAGTAGAAGTTCAAAGAGCTACAAAGCAGTTATTAGCTTATGGTTTTAAAGCAGGCGAGGTTGTTCAAACAATGAGAACTTTAGGTGATGTTAGTAGTGGCGTTGGTGCTCCATTAGAGGATATCGCTTATTTATATGGTACTTTAAAAACAAGTGGACGTGTTACATTAATGGATTTACGTCAATTTGCTGGTAGAGGTATCCCAATTTATGAAACATTAGCAAAACGATTAAATACAACTACAGAAAATATTAACACAATGGTTTCTGCAGGCAAAATTGGTTTTAAAGACATTGAAGGTTCTTTTAAAGATATGACTAAAGAAGGTGGTCAATTCTTTAATTTAATGGCTGAACAATCACAAACAGTTGGTGGAAAGTTATCTAACATGGCTGATACTTGGGAACAAATAAAAGTTAATATAGGAAAATCTCAAACTGGTATAGTTGCAGGAACTATTGACTTCATGAGTAAAATGTTAGATGCAGTTAATAGAAAAATAAGCGCAGAAAATATTTTAGATTCAACTTTAAAAGGAACAGGTTTAGAATCAAACTTTTTATCTAAATTTTATAATGATTATTTAGGTATAAAATCTAAATTATTAGTTGGAGACAGACAGTCATTAAAGAATACAGCCGCAGAATATCAAAGTATTACTGAAACAGGTGGTGGTTCATTTAAAGATATTGCTCAAAATTTAGAATATTTTGGGGAAGTAGTTAAAAGAGCAAAAGAAGATGCTCAATCGGGTAAAATATCTAATGAATTTGCTAACGCTAAAATATTATTAGTTGGGAATGCAGTAAAACAATTACAAGGAGCTAGCGATATTTTAAAATCCAAACCTAGTGAGAAATTAAACGTAACTGAAAAAGAAAAATTAGCATCGCTAGGAGCAAAAGGTTCAGGAGCTCAAAATTCAGGAGTTAATATTACTGCAGCAAGACCTCAATCATTAACAATTAA